TAATTTCAGACAACCCTACCCAAGAAAAATTTTGGTATGGGTGGTACAAAAGAGCTAAAGGAGCATAGATGCCTACATACATATCATCACGAGATTTAAAAGACGTATTTCCTAACTTAGACGAGTTCGATACTAAGAAACCTGTTTATGGTTGGGTAGTAGATTCTGGAAGTAGATTTGTAGCTCACGACTCTGGATTAGTAACACAATTATTTGTTGATGGTAAAGATTTAGGATCAGCACAATCAGCTAAAACTGACGTAGATGCAAACGATGAATGGTTCTATGATTCTGCTGCAGATGCAGTATATTATTATAATGACGCAAGTTCTCCAGATGATTTATTAATGGAAGCAGGAGAAGATTTTGCAACATTAAAAACACGAGTAATGAAAGACGCTAGTAATTATGTTGACTCTAAACTAGACGCTACATTACCACGTGAACAATTTTTATTAAAAGATGGAACATACGACTATCTTATTAGACGACTAACAGGATTAGTTGCTGCGTTTTTCTTAGTAAAGGGTAAAAATCCAACAAGTGAAGTAGCAGATGCTTTATTCGAAGAAGCTCAAATGCACATAGAAGATTTAAATAGTGGACGAGCTAAATTATCATTTCAGAATACTGGCGATGCGTCTAAAGGTATTGTAAGAAAAATATCTGTAGCTGGAAGTCTTAATATTGTTGACACTAGAGGTAATTATCGTGGGAGTTACGACAGATTAAAAGTAATCGTAACAACTGGTGGTGCTATTGGTACTTCTAAATACTCTGTGTATGCTAAAGACGAAGATGCCTTAAAGAATAACTTAGTTATACAAACAGAAGTTATCAACGGAGATTATCAAGAATTAGCAGGTGGATTACAAATAAGATTTCAAGGTTCTGCCGACAACTCTACTGCAACACAAAATGATGAGTGGGAAGTAGAAGTAATGGGACTATACGAGGAAACAGATAATCCTGCTATTCGTTCTGTTAGAATGAGTAGAAAAGACTTTAAGCAATTCTATAAGGTTTAACAATGGCTGTTACATCTACCAATGCGTGGAAAGTAAACGTAGAGGAAACTATCCAAACTGGAATCAAGAGTGAGTTTTCTTTATCATTGCCTGTGTTTCGTTCAAGAGATTTTCAACAAAGAGGTAATCAGTTTGCTATATTAAAAGGGGAAAGTTCCGAATCTCAAAATACTATGTATTCCCTCGTTGCAAACTCATACAATCTTTCTTTTGAGTTTTTTATGTCAGACTTGAAAAGAAGCGACTTATCAATTAAGAAGTTTTTTAATCAAGTTTCCAGGATAGAAGAAACATTCTATTCTTTGCTAGACATTGATCCTTTATTTAATATTGAGATTAATGGAATAAATTATGCAGATGACGTAGAGTTTAATGGATATAGAAAAGCAACTTTTGATATGACGGTAAGGAATGTAAGATAATGGCTATCTCCTACAATAATATAACTTACGACAAGATAATGATTCCATTAAGAGATAAACTACGCACAGAGTTTAAAGGTGCATTACCTGTTTATTTCGATAGTAAAGATAAAGAGATTGGTAATAAGTCATTACGTATATACCCAAATTCTCAGACGTTGCAAGAAAAAAGAACAAAATCTTATATTAATTCCTATGAAATAGAAATGAATTATATCATCAATACTTACAAAAGCGATGAAAAAGCATTAGATGAAATGTATAAAGATGTTACTAGGATAGAAACAATATTACATCAAAACTCTAACGGAGGAGATATACCCTACTTCTATGCAGGAATGCCTACTATAGATCATAATATAGACACAGATATACCTAATGCAATGGTGTCTAGAATAACCATTCCAGTCCTATATGAAGAAGTCCACGAACGTTTTGTAAGATTTGTTACATCTAATGATAAATTCTTTGTAACTTCGAGTGGTTCTTTTTATATTGTAAGGAATTAATTATGGCTAAAACATATAAATTAAAAGAAAAGACTATGCCAAGACAACCAAGTTTCTTGGGATTAGATCCATCTGACTGGTATAAATTAAATGCTAGAGAAGATGTAGAGTTAAAGTCTTTGCCAAAATTAGTAAAAGATTATGTAGAAGAAGTAAAAGAAATAAAACCAAAAGTTAAAAAAGAGGTAAAGTAAAATGGCTATTAGTGCAACATCGTATTCTCCAAAAGATTTTCAATTAGCGTTTGTTCCAGAAACAACTATAGGAACAGCAGTAACATCAAGTGCAACTTTAATTAATATTGATTCGATTGAAATGCCTTCATTGAATCCACAGCAAGTGTTAGATGTTAGACACGGACTAGGAAGAACCTTAAAAGCTGTAGATATTTTTGTAACCGATAGTCTAAGTGTAAGGGAAATTAGTTTTTCAGGTGTAGCAGATAATGTAGTTATGCCAGAATTAGTTGAGAATATTACAGGAGATTCTTCTGATTCTTACGCTATTTTAAATAATTATGAACCTGCTGGTATGAAAGTAGGAACTGGTAGTATTTCTGATAGTAAAAATACATTTACTGTTATAGTAGATAACCCTTCAGCAGGGTATCAAATGATTTTTGCAGGGTGTGTATTAACATCTCTTACAGTAAGTGGAGATATTGGAGAAGAATCTGGAAGATTAAAAGTATCTGGAACGTTTAAGACAGGTATGAAACCTGACTTATCTCCATCTAGTGCTGCAACATTTGGAACTACAGCACACTTTAACGACAATTACTTTATGTCAGAATATGCAGTAGGCGAATCTGGTGCTACTGTTCAAATAGCTGGTATCTCAGATCCAGTTATGAAATCATTTAGTTTTACTATTGAAAACGATGCTCAGTTTATGGGATTTGACGATGATGGAAATTATCAAATAATCCAAAGAGCTTTACCAGAAGTAACTGCAACCTTAGACGCTGTTATTAAGTATGATGGACAAACCGAAGGATTAATTGAATCTTTCGCACAACAAACATCTGCTTCAACAGTATCTAATCAGCTTACAATGGCTACAGCTAATACAGGTGGAGATTTCAATATAGACATAGACAATTCTATAATTACAGATGTAAGTTTTTCAGAAGAAGAAGCAATGTTTTTATCAGTATCGCAAAGAGCTATAGCTAGTGCGACTGCAACTGGTGCATTCTTCACAATAACTGCAAATGCTAGTTAATCAAACACAAGGATAAATAATGGCTAAAAAAATAACGCTTAAGAGTGGCAAGAAAGCTACGCTAAAAGAAATGTCTGTTGATAACTTTGACGAATGTATGGACGCTGTACGATTCGAAGAAGTTGATGGACAATCAATAATTAAAAATCAATTTGGTTTAAGTACACTATGGATTAGAAATGGTGTAGAGAGAGCAGATGATAAATATATTAAGACTCTATCGATTAATGATCGCGTAGAACTCCAACTAGCTATTCAGGAATACAATAGCTTGGGGGAATAGAAACCCTCTCACTTGAACTAAATATCTTAATAGATGATTGGTGTGAGGGTTGTCAATATTCTACCTTTCCATACAAAGCTAAGTTACCTCTTAAAAAGAATAACAGCATTCACACCTTTACATCTATGGACGACGTTTGGTACGTTATCGGTTTACTCAAAGAAGAACTAGAAGAACATAATGCTACCAATAAAAAACAATTTACATTACATCAAACAATTAAATCACACCTACCCTTTTTTGCTTGTTCTAATCACTTTATAGACAAAGGATTACAGCGAGATATACAAAGATACACCTATTGTAAAAAGATGGGAGTACCTCCCTATGAAGGTTCTTTTGGAAAACACCCAAAAAAATGGATTGATAAGTGCAATATTGTAGAAAAAATGCTAAATTACATACAATCAGAACAATATAATAAAGTACAAAATGGCTAAAAATTTACAAATAGAATTAGAATTTAAAACAAGAGGAGCTGAAGATTTAATAGAAGCTCTTAAAAAATTAGCTGCTGAACAAAATAAAGTTTCTGCTGCTCAACGAAAATTTAATAATGCAAATCTAAAAGCAGTTACTGCTACTAAAAGATTATTAATGGCAGAGGAAAAGCATCGTTCTGCTATGACAAAGAATGCTAGACAGATATCTATATTAAATCGTAGAATAGAAAAATTAGCTTTTGCTAATAAAAAATTAGGTATTACAACAGGTAAAGTTGTTAAAACACAAAATCGTATGCGTATTTCTACTGCTGGATTACAGCGAGTTGTTGGTTCATTAAGAAATAAAATATTGCTATTTACATTTGCTTTTGGTGGTGCTATAACAGCAGTTAAAGGATTTGTTAGATCATCTTCCGAGTTTGAAGCAGTAAAAGTTCGATTAAATGCTATGTTTGGTTCTGTTGAAAAAGGAACTAAAGCATTTAATACTTTTAACAAAATTGCAGCAACTACCCCATTTACATTGCAAGATGTTGTTGAGGGTGGTGCAGCCCTAAAAGCATTTGGTGCAGATGCAGAAGCTCTGATGAAACCAACTGCCGACTTGGCAGCGTTTATGGGGACTACTGCAACCGAAGCAGCTTCAGCTCTTGGTAGAGCATTTGCAGGTGGTGCAGGTGCAGCAGACATTCTAAGAGAAAGAGGTATTCTCCAACTTGTTCGAGATTTTAAAGGAATAGACGATTTGACAAAACTATCCTTACCAGAATTTAGACAAGCAATAGAAGATACATTGCTAGATCCAGCTTCTGGTATAGCAGGTTCTACAGATAAACTTGCTAAAACTATGGTTGGTTTAACATCAAATCTTTCTGACGCTTTTACTCGAATGAGTGCAGCTATTGGAGATTTAGTTAATTTTAGAGGAATTATAACAAGTTTAACTGGTGGGTTTAGCTCATTAGCTGAGCATTTTAAACAAATGTCAGAAACCCCATTTGACACTACAATTAGACAACTCAAAGAAATTGGTGTAAATACAGCATCTCTTGAATTATCTCAAGCAAATTTACTAAAAACTCGTATGGAGGAAGCTGGTATTACTGACAACTTAGTAGAAGTCAATGAAGATATGGCATTAAAAACGAACAATAGAAAAATAACTTTAGAGGAAATAGCAAGATTACAGCAAATTTTAGAGGATAAAGGAGTAGATGAAAAAGCTTTACTAGATGAATTATCCCAGATGGATTTTCAGAGAAAAGCAGCTAAAGAAGATGCTAGGGGAACACTAGATGAGATAAATAAAGCAAGAAGGAAAGAAATTGGGATTCTATTGGAACAAAATCATTCGACTTTTGAAGCAATAAGAAATAATCAAGACATTTTAGCTCAAGTTGATGCTCAAATAGCTTCTGGTGCAATACGCCAAGATCAGGCATTAGAATATAAAAGGATAGTAGCTGAGATATTTGGACTTGAAAAATCTGTAACGAAACAAAAAGTAAAGCAAGTGGATTTAGGTTTTTCTTTTTCATTTGATCCTCAAGAATTAATTGACTCTTATTCACAATTCTTCGAACTAACAGAAGTACAACAAAAATTATTAGACGAAGGCGAAGCTCTTAGATTAACAGCAAGAGAAGAATTATTTGCAAAACATTTTACAAAGATATTCTCACTTGCTCAACAAAATATAGAGCAAAGGAAACAATCAGAATTACAAGCATTGAGAGATACTGATAGATTTAGAAACGCGAGTTCAGAGCAGCGACAAGATATGGAAAAAGATGCTCTTAAAAAATTTAAAAAACAACAAGCTATTATATTTAAAATTAACAAAGCTAACGAAATTGTTAAAACTATAATGTCTACTCAAAAAACTGTCGCAGAAATCATGCTTCTAAGTTCTAAGCTAAAAGCAGAAGCATTGGCAATATCGATTACAAACCCAATTAAATCTGCAGCTATGTTAGCAGCAGCAGGAGGATTAAAAGGTTTAGGTATATCTACTGGAGCATTAGGTGCTGCACAAGCAGGTTTAATTGCAGGACAAAAACCTCCAGCATTTGCTCGTGGTGGTTCATTTATTACGGGTGGAGAACAATTTATTAAAGTTGGAGATAATAGTGGAGGGCGTGAAAGAGTAGATATTACTCCATTATCAAGTCCAGACTTTGGCGATGCAGGTGGAGAATCAAGCATCAATGTTAATATTATGGGCAATGTTATTGGAACACAAGAATTTGTAAGAGATAACTTACTACCAGAAATAGAAAACTCAATTAAACGAAATCTAGCGTAATGCCTTTATCTGGTAATAGCGACTATAATGGTGCTTTAGGTGCTAGCATTAAAGAAGAATGGATTTTTGAATTACGAAATAATACTTATAGCTCTGGTTCTGCTATAACGGAATATATAAGATTAGGTACTGCTGAAGTTGGTAGTGGTAATACTAAATATCACTCATTCATAACAAGCACACCAACTGTAAGAGAAAGTATTGATTTAGTTGCATCTACTTCTAAAAATGGTAATATATCTATTAGTTGTATTAATAGCACACTAGACAATCATAGCAACGCAACATTGGCAGCAGAAATATATGGTGGAACAAGAAGATATATAAATAGAGATGTTGTTGTTAAATCTAGGGTAGGTGGTTATGAAAATATAATTTATACAGGTAGATTAAAATCAGTAAGCATTACAAATCAAGATATAGTAAATATAGAAATATCTGCAAAAACGCCAATAGACTTTTTAAAAATACCAGAATATACAAGTAGTGCAGGTAATTTTTTTCCTATACTTTACGGATCTGGAACACCAAAAACTTCAAAAGTTGGAACACCAGGAACTGGTAGTAGTAATACACAATTAATGCAATATAGTCCAGCAAAAGTATTCCCAGTTATGGTGGATAGTTTAAATAATGGACAGTATAATTGTTTAATACACGAAGCAGTATCTGATGGTAGATTACATTACCCTATAAAAGATTTATATAGTTCTGATGGCTTTCCAGTATTTGTTCCAATGGACGATGCACAAGATAGTTCTTTTGATGATTATGAGGGTGCAACAAACGATACGAATAAAAATGTATTATTTACAGATTTAGATTTAGAGAGAAGTTATTTAATTCGTCCTATACAAAATATAACTATAACTTCTCCTACTACAGGACTTCCATCTAATACAGGAAATTTTTCTGATAACGATGCAGATACTTCTTCTAATTGGAGCTTTACTGCACCAGTGGGAGATAGCTCAGACAGTTTAAAATTTAAAATTAGCGATATAGCAAAAGAAGAACACGAAATTCAAGAGTGTAAGTTATATGTAAAATGGGGTGTAACCAATTACTCCGAAACTAGTGGAGGTACACTTCACGCTAGACTTAGAGTAAAACCAAACTATACTGGCTCTAGTAATACAGTTATAATAACAAGTGAAAACAGTAATAGAACTGCTGCCTATTCTTCTGCGATAGATTTATTAAGCACAGGAACATTTTCTAATGCAAATGGACAAATACCAGATGATGTAGAAATAGAATTTTTAATAACTCACGAGGTGCAAGATAATAATGATAGTGCTGGTAGCTTAACTATTAATGCTTTTGATTTTTATTTAGAAATAACTACCAAAATTACTGATACAGATAATCTTGCAAATTCAAGTGCAGTTACTGGTATTAAAAAATTGTATACTGGTGCAGATGGATTAGATAAATCGTTTAGCTCTGGTGCAGTAACTAATGCAGCAGAAATGCACAGAGACTTAATTCGTAGATTTGCAGGTATTACTGCAACAACGGTATTTCAATCTAATGGAACAACAGCTAATTTATTAGCAGAAGCATTAGATAACTCGGAAACTGGGGTTGATGTTGATGACGGATCTGTTTTTGTTGTTAATGATGCAATTAGAGTAGATAGTGAAGAAATGTTGATTACAAACATATCATCAAACACCCTAACTGTTACAAGAGGACAAAACGGAACGAGTGCAGCAACACATAATGATAACGCTGCTATTTCTAAAGTTCCTGAAAACTTTACTGCGTTAAATACAGCAAGAGCTAATTGGACAGTATTTTATTATTTACATAAACAAAAAGAATTGTTAAAAGTGTTAGAGCAGACACAAAAAGAAGGTGGGTTTATATTTAGATTTAAAGCTAACGACGGAACACCTCAATATATATTTTTGGTAGATAGTCCATCAGTAAATCATACTATTAGCAAAGATGATATAAAAGGAACTAAGATATCTTTAACAGACTTTGATTCACTTATAACCAAAAGAGTTATAAAACATACTAGAAATCCTATCAATGATGAACTGTTGTTTGAAGCAGAATGTACGGACACAACAAACGATCCGAGAACTAAATATAATGTACAAAACAATGAAAATATATCTACCGAAGAATTAAAAATATTAAACGGTAATATTGTAAACGGACAAGAAGGACAAACTATATCATCGTCTAATAGAAATATGGGAGCAGGAAATAAAAATGACGGTTATGCTAATTATTATAATGCGATAGAAGGTAATCCAAAACTATTAATTGATACAGAAATAATAAATCCAGGAGATAGTGGCAACTCACACTTCTATTTAATGGAAGTAGGAGATATTTGTGAGTTTAATCACAACAATCAACTTGTTGCTCCGTTCGCAGAATCGTTTAATGGCAAGAAATTTATAGTAACATCACTTACTAAAAGTCCAGGAAGTTTAAAAGTAACTTTGAGAGAGATATAAAAAGAGGTAAATTAAATTATGGCAATTACATCAGTAAAATTTGGAACAAGTGCAGGTGGAGCAAATAAAGATACATACTCCCCAGATCAAAACCCTAATGTTGGAATAGGTTTATCTAAAGTATATGATGGTATAAAATCTAAAAAATCATTAGGTGGTAAAACTTTTACTTTTGCTAATCACGAATCATCAAGAAGGCAAAGAAAATTAGTTTATGAAAACTTAACTGAAACTAATAAAAATAAACTTGTAGCTTTATTTGATTTAGTCAAAGGACAAAAGACGTCATTTTTTTATAGTGAGAATGGATTTTCTAGCAATGGATTCGAAGTTAGGTTCACAGGTAACAAATTAGATGTGTCTGAAACTGCTTATAATGTATATAGAGTAGGAATCAACATTGAAGAACAATTATAAGAAATTTTTCTCGTTAGAATACCTCAAAATTCGATTTAAATTGATGATGATAGGTTGTCGTAAGAAAAAACAAACAACGTGGCATAAAGCCCGTAAATAACGCCTTATTCAGCGTCTTTATATTTTTCGTGTAATTCTAGCATAACTCCAGCTAAATAGACGCATAAATCAAGAACTTCTTCAATACTTTCTTTTAAATTATCCCTAGATCCATCAATCGGCACTTGTTCGCCATACTTTGCAGCACCAACATCTAATCGCTGTTTAATCATACATAATATCTTATCGTTATTTTTCATTTTAAATTAATTTTTCCTTTTTTAATTGTTCCCTATTATACTCTTGGTTTAATTTTATCAAAGCATCT